TCGTGAGGGTACGGTTTTTCCGTACCTTTCCCACCGGCAGTGGTTAGGTTCTCACGGACGACAAAAAGGCGACCGTGATAGCTGGATGAGGAGAAGGCTGTTTTGCTGGGGTCTATTGATAGAAAAATATTAAAGATTGGTGCGATTTTCAATATATGGCTATATGCTGATTTTCTTGCCAATAAGGGATAATTTTTTATGCAACTAGGACAAAGCTGTTTTGCTGGCTCACGATAATTTCGTGAGGGTAAGTTTATTTCTGACCCCATCCACAGGCAGTGTTTAGGGTTGGCCTTTGGGTTTAAGGTTTTGGGGTGTAGAGCCTTTCCACTGGTGAGGGTGTTGTTTTGCTTGAACTGTTAGCGCGTAACATGGCTATATGATTCGCAACCGGTTACAATACTATTTTGAATACCGGTATTCACTATGAAGCAGACGGTTCTGGAATTAAAACTTAGTGGAAAGTCACACCGACAGATTGCTAACTCACTGGGCTTGCCATTAGGCACGGTTAGGACGTGGTGTAATCGCTCGCCACTGACAAAAGATAATGAAGCACATAGGCAGTGTTTCACCATTCCCCAGCCGCGCATGAGTACCGGCACTGGCCTTGCCTTGCAATACGCCCCACTACCAGAACAGCAACAGCAAACAGGCGACCGTGAGCTTGACGCTTATCTATGGCTGGCGCTAGTGATTGATACCGGCGATGCAGCGCAGATCAGTAAGGCGCTGAAGGCTGCTGAAGCCATTAAGACCCCAGTAAAAGAGTTAATGCGCAGGTATAGCGCCCACCTGTTAGCGACAACGGGTAATCCTATGAAAGCGGTGTTCGGGACAATGGGCGTAGACGACCTAAAGAATAAGGCCGCTAGGACGCTAGAGCGCACCGAAACCGTAATGGAGTTTGTGTCTTGTTTGGGTAGTCTGGAAGCCGTCGATACGCCCTACGGTGCTGAAAAGATCATGTTAGATGCGCTAGGCGATCGGGAGGTTACGCATGGCCCGCGTGGTTATGTGGTGGAAGGTATCGAGGATGCGATTCGCTGCCTGCCTGAGCCTCACACCCTGTCTGACGTGTGTCGTGAGCTGGCTTACTGGGCGTGGCAATACAAGACGCACAGCGCGGTGCTGAAGCACCTAGGCATGGGTTATTGCGATCCACACCCCATTGTTACATTGCGCGAGGACTATCTTGATAAGCGACTGTCTGAGCTAATTCCCAAGTCGAGGGCCGAAGCACTGGCGACGTATGACTACCTATTGGCGACTGAGTACCGAGGTGATAAACACATTGAAGAGAAGATTGTCAGGGCGCTAATTGGTGGCACGTAACGCAATGTACAAAACCAGCTATTTGGTAATTTTCGGACTCGATAAAAAGGAGCTATCAAGCAAAGCCTTTTGATAGTCAAAAACTAAATTAAACGAAGAAATAACGGAAAACTTGGGTTTTAGATACAGCTTTGTAACCTTCCTTAGTACTGACTGAGCGGAGATACCGCCAAAAATGGCGATATGTTGCGTTAGGTATCCTCAGATTTTAGGACACCTCAATTTTAGGGGTGACCTAGTGGGGCATAAAAAAGCAAAGTATTTTAATTACTTCTGCAATGTATTAGCGATATATTGTATTTTTACTATATAGCGCAGCGAAATAGATCAAGGGGTTTGGTTGCTAAGCCCTTACTACTGGAAAGCGGACGGCTGAGTTTTAAGCGCTCCTGACTAACCATTGTTTAAATAAGCAACCATTAGCCCTATATTTTTACATTGTATTGGATACAATCTAAAATTAAATCTATGTAATTTCATTAATCCAAGCCCGCCAGCACATGACGGGCTTTTTTGTTGTCTATCGTTATGCTTCAATGTATAAAACTATACATAAGTCATTGATTTATTTGATGTATTTTACAAATAGTTACTGCTATTTATTGAGTAATGAATTAAAATAGATCTATTAAACAATTGGCGGAACGAATGAAACAGCAGGCACAGATTACGGCGCTGTCTTTATTTGTGGTTGTCGCTGGTTTCACGTATTCACATAGTAATTGGGTAAAGCACTTGCTCCCCATTCAAACGGAATTAATCAATAAGAAAGGCGGTATTTGATATGGCATATCAAGTAAATATTAAAGAACTAACCGAAAAACTGGCTATTGCTGAAAATGAGAAAGCAGAACTAGCTAAACAATGGGACTTATACGCACGTGCTGGTGATGATAAGAATCTGGATCAAGTAGAAGCCGCCCAGCAATTAAACCGCCGTGCCGTCGTTCGCACAGCAGCACTACTAGAAGAGGCTAACGATGCGCAAAGGGAACATGTTAAGGCTCAGTTCGACGCAGCCAACACAGCCCGCGCCGAGGCTATTACAGAGCAAGAAAAATCAGCCATTGACCGGCTTAAACGGGCGCAGCTCGAAGCTGATGCGCTGGCAGCAACGCTCACGGAGTTAAAAGGCATTGTTGTTTGTATTTGTGAATTATCAGCAAGACAAAACCAAGCCGGTGCTGCTGTTCCTAATATGCAGCCTATGCCCGTGTTCAATACGCCAAAAATTAATTTTGAAGATGCGCTATTAATGGCTGCTGATTTTGAACAGCGCTTATCTATGGCACGCCGTGCCGAATCATTCTAAAAGGAAAAAGACCATGAACTCATTAATGCTAAATGCCGTACTAGCCAGCAATAAATCAGCAATGAATAACAACCCTACACAGTCGCAATTAATCGCCATGATTAAGGGGCTGCAATCTGTCTTAGAATCTTCAGCCACACAACTGGCAAAGCTTGAGGCGGTTATTGCTGATTCAGTGGTGAAAGGTGGCGGGCAAGCCGGTGGCTTTAAACATGGCGCTGATCGTTCAGTAGAAACGCAAAAAGTAATCGACTCAATGGGCAGCGCAAAGGTAAACAATGTAGAAATGCCTAGTTTTAGCTTTGGCCCCACAGCATTTAGCCAGCTCTGAAATGGTGGGCGATCTACTGAGTACCCAAAGTCAAACAAGCCGCCCGCCCAAACGGGTGGTTTGTGATATTGAATCGGACGACCTAGAGGACGATATCAGCAACATTCAGCAACTAAACGCAGAACTATGCAGGATTAGGGCGCTACGCTTGAAACTAAGGGGGCTAAATGAGAACAGCAGCAGCAAGAAGCGATGATGCACCAAACCTAAGTAACGCCTATATGCAGCTACCACGCCAAGCAAGGCGTAATCATTTGGCAAAGATAGCAAAAAGCTTACAGAGCGAGCTTGAGAGCGAAAAGAGAGCATTGGCCCTCACTCTGGCAATCAAACGGGGTGATGATTTTTCCTTTCCATACACGCATTAGAAGCGTCAGATGCACAAAAGCCAGCTAGATAATTAGCTGGCTTTTATATTTTTATACATCAAAACAAGGGGCAGACAATGCAAAGGTGCTACATACCGCGCTACATAAAATGGATTGTGCTTGGTGTGTTATTTGTCTAAGTCCTTGATTTTAAATGGAGCGGGTGAAGGGAATCGAACCCTCGGCGCTAGCTTGGGAAGCTAGGGTACGCTAGAAAGCCCTGATTCTTAATAGACAACAATAGAATGCCAAGCCCGCGCCATTGCTTAATCTTATTGTCTATAGCTGTATTTGTGGGTAGCATTGCATCTAACAAACCGCGCAACAAGTGCGCTACAGGTGCAAAGAATGCCACGCAATCAACTAACAGACAATCAGATCAAAAACTCTAAACCCTCCCCCAGCGTTAAAGATCCAAGCAAAGGCTACTGGATTTCAGACGGCGAAGGCTTGCGGGTGCTTGTTACTGGTGAGCGTAAAGTTTTTTACTTTGTCTATCGACTTACTCGAACCACGCCAGAAAAAAAGCTAATTATCGGAGAGTATCGGAAAGGACTGATTAGTCTGGCAGACGCACGGGTAAAGGCGGACGAGTACAGGGCAATGCGAGCAAATGGCCTAGACCCATTAGAAGAACGCGCCAGAAGGATTGCAGACGGCAAGGCAGCACGAAAAGCCATTATCACCATGACGCAAGCCTTTGATTATTGGTTTGCAGAAAATAAGCCGAATATGTCAAGCGAGTGGCAGGCGGTGAGGCGTTCACATTGGATGTGTAATGTAGATCCTGTTATGGGTGGTGTATTGCTGCCCGATGCAAGTAAGCGGGGGGCGATGGGGATTTATGACCGGCTGGCGAGTGAAGGGAAGCATACAACCGCCCGCAAGGTTGTATCCCTTATTAAGCAGGTCGTGAGCTGGTGCGTGTTGCGTGATTACTGCTTAGAAACCCATTCTATAGCCTTGATGCCACTGCCTAAAGCAGCCAAGAAGCCCGCACAAAAAGACGCAGCCGCTAGCTTTAATATTGGCGACTATCTGGCCGAACGTGGCGGATTATCGGCGCTCAATGACGAATCAGACAACCGAGCAGGCAGGGCTTTAAGCTTTGCTGAGTTGAGCGTATTCCTCGGCGATGCTTTGTTACGCTCAAACGCCAATAAAACCCACAAAAACACTATGCGCCTGATGCTGGCAACCGGCCTTAGAGCCTCGGAGACTACGCGCCTACGTTGGGCATGGTTGGATCTGGACGCAGCCCTATTAGTCGTGCCTGCAGTCGCAATGAAGAAGTCCCGCGATCATCTTGTACCACTAAGCGCCTATGCCGTTAATGTATTAAAAGAGCAAAAGCTTATCGCTGGTGAGTCGCCTTTTGTCTTCCCTGACTCAAAAGATAGCCACGTTAGGCGTGATGGTTTGAATAAGACGCTAACAGCCCGCCAGCTTTACACAATCCCCGATGAAACAGCCGCGCAACATGCCGCGCGCATGGCTAAGCGCATAGCGTTACGCCGTAACAATGCAGAGATGGATCTATTTAATCTAACGGGTGGGGCGTTTACTCTTTACGACCTACGCCGCACGGTTGCAACGCGACTGGAGGAGCTGGGAATAAGCCGCGAAATTGTAGCTAAATGTTTAAGCCATGCTGGTGACGATGCAGCCACGACAGGGCGCTATGCACGATCAGCACATTGGGAAGCAAGACAGAATGCGCTTAATGCCTTGGGTAATGCGCTCGAGTCGTGCGAGAGAGGCTTAAACCCTAGTGCTTATGCTTCGGATAACGTGGTGTTTTTAGATAAAAGGGCTGGATGATGAAAGAATGCTTATTCTATTTTTTCATATCAAACGGGAAAATCAGGAATAGAACTAATAAGGCACGGTGTCAGGTTTGATACTCATTACTGACTTTTATTGCCAGAAACCCTTTGTCTATACGGCTTGCGGGGGGAGGCAAGAAACACAGGAAAGTAAAAAACAAAAAGTCAATGTATCAATATATACCAATGTATAAAACTATACAAGCGATATTTTCACACAATTAAAAAAATATAGATTACTATTTGTTTGCTGTCTCGTTATTAGACACTAACGAACGGCAGCAAAGGTGCCGGTAGCTCCTGACCCCGAGAAGAGAGGGAGCTACCAGCGACACACAACAGCTAAACATCTTGCCATGCAACCCCCTTACGCAATAAGGGGATCATATAACAGGTATTATTTTATACTTGGCAGGATGGATTAGCAAGACGCGAGACTAATCCCTTGACATACATGAACGTAGCAATTCTAAGAATGCCCCAAGCAATGCAAAAGGTGGGCCTCGCTCGCTCTACTATTTACATGCTCATGAAAAAAGGCGCTTTCCCATCGCCTATCAAATTAAGTGAGCGCGCTATTGGGTGGCCTGAGAGTGTATTAAATGATTGGATTGAAGCCCGTACTGCTGCAACCATTGCACAGCGGGAGGCTTAATCTATGAATAACAGCCAAAAAAAAATCCCGAACGCCACTGGCATGGATTCGGGACATTCGGAAAAAACTAATCATGCACATAAATATACTCGCCTAAAGAAAGGAACACAAGCATATAAATTGTTTGGCTTGCTATTCACCAATCCGGCGGGCATAGATATTATCGACATAGAGCAAAAGCATGGTGTAAATAGCGCCAAGGTTGCTAAGCATTACCTAATCAAAACTCACGGCATAAATATTCAATGTACCCGAAAAACTGCCAAAGATAGCCTAGGGAATAGCCTAGAACGAGCTGGCCATTACTGGCTAGACCGAGAAAATATAATGGTTGACGATTTTGGGGGGTATGCAAAATGATTGCATACCAAGACAGCACAACCAGTGCCCAAATCGCAAGCGCATTAAGTTATTGCCACCAGTACGACGACCGTGATTACTGGTGCAGCATGGCTATGTCAATCAAGCACGAATTAGGCGAAGACGGTTTTACCCTCTGGAATAGATGGAGCGAGCAGTCCAACAAATACAAAGAGTCTAGCGCCCGTGAGGTGTGGCGAAGCGTCAAAGCAAACGGCGGCAAAACAATCAAGTCGCTATTTAGTGAGGCAATTAAAGGGGGGTGGAAAAACAACGCTGCCTATACCCCGCCTACTCTTGAACAAAGAGCAGCAATCGACGCTCAAAACGCCGCTAATGACTTACGTATCGAGGCAGAGAAAGAAGCCAAGCAAGCCACCATGCGCGAGCTATACACAGAGCTTGAGCCAGCAACGAACGATGATTCTTATCTGGAGAGCAAAGGTGTAAGCGCGGTTAATGGGCTAAAGAAGCAAGGCGTTGCGCTAATTGTGCCTATGTATAGTTTTGACGGCGTTTTAACTGGCCTGCAAACCATTACGACAAGCGATAAAAAGATCAGCAAAGGCTCGACGAAAGGCCATTTTTTAATCGGAAACCGCGACGACGATATAGCTGCTATTTGCGAAGGCTTAGCTACTGGCCTGTCTATTCATGAAGCCACCGGACTACCTGTCTATGTTGCGTTTGATTCAGGCAACCTATCAAAAATAGCCGCGCAAATCACGTCTAAGCGATTGCTTATTGCGTCAGACGTGGATCTAAGCGAAGCGGGGCAGAAAGCTGCCATAGGCGCAGCAAATGCACATAAAAACGCTGTTATTGTCAGTCCGTTTGATTCTGCTAGCGATAAGACAGACGAAGCCAGTGATTTTAATGATTTAGCCCGTATTGCTGGCAATGATGCTGTAAAAGCAAAGTTTGACGAGGCGCTGAGTAATTTTGAATCATTAGCGGCTGTTAGTGCCTCACTTGCTAAGCTATCAAAGGCCGAGTATTTCGCGGATAAGGCCGTAAAATCATTAACCCCAGCAGAGCAAAAAGCCCTTACCCTTGCGCGTGGTGAGGAGCTTCTTTGTGTTGCTGAGATTGTAGATACCCTGCCCCGCGTGCTGTCGTCCGAGCAAATGGAGGCTGCTCTTGTATATATTGCGGACGGCTCTATGGTTTCCAGTTTGGCGCACAATTGGGGTGTAATGCCTTGGCGTGATTTTGTAGCACTTACCGCAGCAAGTAAGACAGCTATAAAGAAAGAAGACGGCAAAATTAAGATGGTTGCTACGTCAAGCGTTTGGCTGAACAGCCCCAAACGTGAAACGGTAATGACTCAAACATTTAGGGCAGGACATGGCGGCATTACCTGCGATCCCGAAGGCCGAACCGCGCTCAATAGCTGGAAGCCATACGACCGCACCGGAGAAGCTGGAAGCGTTGACTTGTTCTTAGATCAAATGGAATACCTGTTTCCAATTGAGACAGAGCGCGAGCACTTTTTAAACTGGTTGGCTCACATTGAACAGAGGCCCGATGTTCTGCCCGATTCTGGCTATATCCATATTGCAAAACATACCGGCTCAGGCCGCAATTGGTTAGCGTCTTTACTTGGCGAACTATGGCGCGGGAAGGTAGCGCCAGCCGTGGATCTGGCAAACCTACTAGATAGCCGATTTAATGGCGTACTAAGTGGCAAGGTGCTTGCCATTGTGGACGAAGTACAGGAAGGCGGCGCAATCAATTGGAGTCACGCAGAGAAGCTTAAACAGATGATTAACCCTAAGATTCGTTTAATTGAGAAAAAGGGGCAAAACATCTACCAAGAGTTTAACGCTTGCCGCTGGCTTATGTTTTCCAACCATGAAAACGCCGTACCACTAAGCAGCACAGACAGGCGCTTTAATATTGCTTATCACAATGCCCAGCCACGACCACAAGAAGACTACACGGCGCTTTATAACGCCCTTGGGGATCCTTCCTTTATTCAGCGCGTGGCGACATACCTAAAGCAGCGTGATATCAGCGGATTTAATGCAAGCGCACGTCCTGCGATGAATGAAGCAAAGCGCCGTTTGATTGATAGCGGCAAACCTGAAACAGTCCGCCTAGCCGAAGATGTTCTGAAGTATTGGCCCTGCGATCTGATTACAAATAAACAGCTTGCTGAGATTGAACAGAACAGAGCTTTAAAGGATGGTGAAGGCGTATCGCGTGGATTCTCAAAAGCTCTTATTGAGCTGGGGGCGGTTAGAAGGGAAAAGCAGGTTAAGCATGAAGGGTGCCCCGTCGTAGTTATGATTCTGAAAAATGCCGAACGATGGATGCAAGCCCCGCCTTTAGAAGTGGCTAAAGAGCTTAGCAACTTGACCCTTAACCAAATACCCAAGAAGCTAGGGTATCAAATACTAGGCGATGAAATGACCGCCTGATGACGACAAAGCCCCGCCTAATTGGTGGGGTTTTTTTATGCCCGCTATTTAGTACAACACCAAAGGCAAAGACGTTTACCAGTGATAGGGCCACACCACACCACACCACACCACACCACACCACACCACACCACACCACACCACACCACACCACACCACACCACACCAAACCAAACCAAACCAAACCAAACCCCAAACCTAGCCCATACACTCTTATTTCTTACGGTAAAGCAAGTAAAGCAAAAAAAACAGCTTTACCGGCTACCTTTACCGGCTCAAACCCGTATTCTATATAGGTTTCTAACTTACGGTAAAGGTAGTAAAGGTAACTTCAACTAGATTGAAAAAAAATAAAATAGTTAGGTAGATAGGGGTAATTGGGTGGGGTGGTGTAAAAATATCAGAAGAGTTCAACTTACCTTTACTACCTTTACTACCTTTACCGCCCTTACCGCAAACCCAATGTACATAATGGTTTGAGCCGGTAAAGCAAACTAAAATAAATCGGTAAAACATCTATATCTTGCTTTACTACCTTTACCGAAAAGCCATATAAAAGAATATAAAGCCGCACTCTTAGATCAAAAAAAGAATAAGCATTCTCAGGCGCTCAAAATCGCTAGAGTGGGCACTTGTGCGATTACTTACAGTATAGGGCTTAGGATTCACCCTTTTTAGGGGAAAACGAGTTTCTGGAGTCCATAAAAAGGACGGTGGGCAGGTGGTGGGTAGATCAAGGCTGTTTTGAGGGGCTCACGATAATTTCGTGAGGGTACGGTTTTTCCGTACCTTTCCCACCGGCAGTGGTTAGGTTCTCACGGACGACAAAAAGGCGACCGTGATAGCTGGATGAGGAGAAGGCTGTTTTGCTGGGGTCTATTGATAGAAAAA